AAAGTTGACATTCAAACCTTTATAGCTGAATTAATGGGTAAGCGTAATGAGTCTGTTGATATTAGCGCTGAGTACGTCCTTAAGAGACTTAAAGAAATAGATGAGCTAGACGTCATTGACATACTTAATGATGACCTAGACGGTTTCAAGCGTCTTAGTGAGTGGCCTAAATCTTGGCGTACATCAATCAGCGGTCTTGATATTCAAACTGTCACTAGTGGCGGGGATGAGCCAATTGAAAAGCTAGTAAGAAAAATCAAATGGCCAGACAAGACTAAAAACCTTGAGCTTATCGGTCGTCATGTTGATGTTAAGGCGTGGGATGGCGATGCCACTGGTAGTGATTTACCAATAGGTAAAATAGAAATAGAGGTTGTCGGTGCGAACAATAAAGATTAAGCCGACACCTGACCAAGCAAAGTTTCATTCATTGCAATGCAAGTACCCCGCTTTTGTTGGGGGTTTTGGTGTTGGAAAGTCTGAAACGATGGCTAACCAAGCTTTTATGGATGCCACTCACTCGCCTAATGCGCTTATAGGTTTGTATGAGCCTACTTACGACCTAGTTAGGCTTATTATGGCACCAAGGATGGAAGAGAAGCTTATTGATTTTGGTGTGCGTTACAAGTACAACAAGTCAGAGAATGTTATTTATACATCATCTAATCAGATTGGTGACTTTATACTTAGGACGCTTGATAATCCTGCTCGTATAGTTGGCTATCAAACTTACCGCTCACATGTTGATGAAATAGATACGCTAAAAGAAGATCATGCCAGTGATGCTTGGAATAAAATAATTGCTCGTAATCGCCAAAGTATTGGGGAAGGTTCATTTAATCGCGTATCAGCATATACAACACCAGAAGGCTTTAGGTTTGTATACAAACGGTGGGTTAAGCAGCGTAGCGAAATGTACCAAATGATTCAGGCTTCAACGCTTGGGAATCCATTCTTGCCAGAAGATTATGTTGACTCGCTAAGAGAGACATATCCAGATAACTTAATCGAAGCCTACATAAATGGCGATTTTGTTAATCTATCAAGCGGCACTGTTTATCCTCAATTCTCACGCATTGAAAACAATTCAAATGAAGAATACCAGCAAGGTGAAAAGATATTCATAGGTATGGATTTTAACGTTGGCCGCATGTGTGCTGTTGTTTATGTTCAGCGCAACGGCAATGCTCATGCGGTAGACGAATTTATAAACGCTTACGATACGCCCAATATGATTAATTTAATTAAACAGAAGTATTGGCGAGAAAAGTCTAGGGGTGAGTTTGAGAAGCTTAATGATATTTATGTTTACCCTGACAGCACTGGTAAAAACCGTAAATCAGTTGGTGCGGGCGAGACGGATATAAGCCTACTTAAAACCGCTGGCTTTAACGTGAAAGCTAAAACAGTTAACCCGCCAGTAAAAGACCGTGTAAACGCAATGAATGCAGCTTTGTGTAACTCAAAAGGCGAGCGTGTGTTTTTCGTTAACACAAGACTATGCCCTCACTACACTGAGAAGCTAGAGCAGCAAGTGTATAACGACCGTGGCGAGCCTGAAAAAGACGGTACAGAAGATGTCAACGATGCGGGTGGCTATTATATCGCCTACGAATACCCTATAATTAAGCCAATGTGGACTGGCGGCTTTAAAATGAGATAAATTATGATTACTACTAATGTAGGTGTGTTAAATCACCCAGAGTACAACAAGGCGTTTAAAAAGTGGCAAGTGGTGCGCGACTGTGTAAATGATGAGGTTAAACAAAAGGCGTGTAAAAATGCCGCTATAACTTGTGATTCAATCGCTCGCAGTCAGCACGGTTATATTATTCGTGACCCCAATATTAGTGATGAGGCTTATCACATGTTTGCGGGTCGTGCTGTATTTAAGAATTACACCGGCAATACTTTAGCAATTTTAACTGGTGCTGCCACTATGCGACCTTATACGCTAAGCGGTGAAACTGTAGACGATGAGCCAAGCGAGTTACCTGAGTCAATTTCCTATATTGAAAGCTCATTTACTAGGTCTGGATTAAGCTACCAGGACAGCATGAAAGCAAGATTGCGCGAATTAGCTAGCGTTGGTCGCGCTGGTGTTTGGGTAGACTTCCCATCAAGCGCAAAAGGCATGTCTACAGGTGATATTAAAAAGCTCGGGCTAACGTCAACAGCTCAATCTTTTAAAGCTGAGCAAATAACAGATTGGTCAGAAAAGATTATCAACGGGCGCAAACAGCTTAATTATGTGAAGCTTAATGAGTGCTATGATCAAGTTGTGCAAAACGGCTCAGACTTTACACGTGAAACTTACGAGGTTTGTTACGAGTTATTTCTCGATGAAGATGGCTATTACTCAGTTAAGCGCGATGATGGAACTACAGAAGAAATATACTCACCTACGCTTGGTAATGGTCAGCGCCTAACATGGATACCTTTTCAGTTTTACGGTTCAGTAGATAACACGCCATCAATTGACCCAACGCCGCTGTTTAAAATATCTGAAATCAATATCGCACTATTTAATTTAGATGCAACATTTAGGCAATCAATGTGGTTATTCGGCGCACCTACTGCGACCTTTAGCTTAAATCAAGACGTATCAGCCGATGAATTTATGAAGCTTAACGGGCTTAAAGATGGTGAGTCACCAGCATTTGGCGGAACCGCTTACGTTGGGTGTGAAATCAATCTAGCTCAAATTAACGTTGATTCAATGCTAATTACAGCAATGGACAAAGATGTTGAAACAATGGCCCAGGTTGGTGCGCAGATAATCACAGTAGGCCAAAACGAAACGGCAGAAGCTGCACGTATACGCAAGAGCGCCGGCTTAGCTAGCCTTTATGATGTGGTTGAAAACCTAGAAGAAGGCGATACAAACGTTATTAAATGGATGATGATGTTTAACAACCAAAGCGGCCAGCCTGGTGAGTTTACCTTACAGCTTAACCGTAAATTCTTAGATGATGGTATTAGCCCGCAAATGCTACAGCAATTAATCAGCATGAATATGATGGGTAAATATCCTGATGAGTATTTATTTAAGGTGATGAAGGATAATAACTTAGCGCTTGATGGTGATAATTCTATCGACTACAAGGAAAGGCTAGGTGATGGTGTTGACAATCGAAGTATAAACCCTGACGAAGAGTAATGATAAAGCCCCTTAATCGGGGCTTGTTTCTGTTACACTCATGGGTGTTGTTGATATGCACCTGTAAAGCTTTTTCATCTTTACAATCTCACCCTTGTAGCAGCACTTTCTCATAACTTCTATATATGAGTCTATATCATTTTCGTTTCTAGACTGCATAAAGCTAGAGTATTCATTTCCAATCCTTAAACCGCACTCATACAAATCGACATCACGACTCATAACTCAACCCCTCAATCTCACCATTAATTATATCGCAAGCTAATATGTAATTATCAACCGCGTTGTTATTGCATAGTTTAGTTTGCAGCTCTTCAATTAGAAGGCCTTGCTTTGATTTTGGTTTTAACTTAACTATTGTTTTATCCGATAAGCACAAATCAAGAATTAAGCTTGTGTATGCAGAGTTATCATTCTTAAGTACGCAAAACTCAACTTCGTTATGTGTAAATTTAGAAATTAATTTACAGTAAGTCTCACTAATAAGCTCAGCAGCCTCTTGCATGGAATTGTTATCAAGAACCTTTTTAGTTACGTAAACCTCATCACCAACCTCTGGCACCCACTCTTTAGCTTTAGGTGGTAATGGGATTGTTATTTGTTTGCAACTTCCTTTGTGTACAGGCTCGCGCTTCAATAGCGCAAAACTATTATCACCTATTTGGAAAAACGCCTTGTTTACAATTCCGCATTTAAGAAACTCAAACCCATGAAATTCAGCCAATTCAACAATAAACTCAGCATGCTCTTTTGATTCAACTATGCCCCATGTGTTTGAAAGGTATTTGTGGGTGATGTCTACATACCTACGCCTAAAGCGAGGGAAAACATCATGCACTTCACCCTTATGGGCTTCACTTAAAATTATTGCGCTATCTTCATTAAGTAAAAGCATTTCAACTTCGTTTTCATTTCTAATTATTGCTGGATATTTCATTTTTACTCTCCTAGTTAATTTTCTTTAATATACCACTGAATTATGATTTAACTGCTCCGACCAGTTGATTAACACCAATCAATTAACTTGCTATACTAGCCCTATTAACCGATAGGGCTATTTTATTATGCAATCTCCAACACTCTTTGCAGCTTTAACTAACAGGTCAATCCTAGACCAGCGATTTGCTACATCATTAAACGATGAAACGTTAGCGATATTAAATGACCTTGCTAAATACTTGCGCACTAGAATTAATAGCGAAGGCACTCGAATTGCCACACAAAAGCGCCTAGAAAGGCTACTGTCGGACGTTGAGAAACAAACCGAGCAAGTATACTCAGATATTCAAGAGCTTTACTTTGACCAATTTAGAGAGCTTTCAATCGATGAAGCTGACTTTGTCGCAGCTTCAATGCAATCTGTGGTTGTTGGTGATATGGCTGTTGAGTCGGTATCAAATCAAAGGCTATGGAATGCGATAACTAAAAACCCGCTTAACCTTGGTAATGATAACGGCTATGTTAACTTTAAAAAGATGATTGAGGATTTAGGTGATAACGCGGCCAAAGTAGCAAGCATGATAAGCGGCGGTTATGCAGAAGGTTTAACTAACCAGGAGATTGCTCAGGGCTTAATAGGCACTCGCGCAAATGGTTACTCAGACGGTATTATCGACAAGTCACGCCGAGATGCTAACGCCATTGTCCGCACGGCTTTAAATCATGTAACCACAGAGGCTCGTAACGAAGTATACAAGCAAAACAGCGATATTGTGTACGGTTATCGTATTGTTGCAACTATTGACACTAGAACAAGCGCTATATGTCGTGGATACGATCAAAAAGTGGTTAGACACTCTGATAAATTCCAACCAATGCCGCCGTTTCATTACAACTGTCGTACCGGTACAGTTCCTGAGATGTATGATAAATACCTAAAAGACACCGGTGCAACACGTGCAGTTAACTTCAAAAAGCAAGGTGACATCAAAGCGGGTAAAGTCGGCCAAGTCTCAGCGCAGCAGCAATACTATGAGATACTTAAACGCCAGCCAGTGGCGCAACAGGATTTAGTATTAGGTAAAGCTAGAGGCTTAATATTCCGTAACTCAGGCTTAAGCGCTGATGAATTTAGAAAGGCTATGACTGATACTATGGGGAATCCTCTCACGCTCAAGGAAATGGCGCGAGAGAATAAGAAAATACTTGATTACATGCAAAGTAATAAGTTTTTAGATGGGTATGTTGGTTAGGCTAGTAATTCGGGGTTTTCGTGAATGTTACCGATAACTTCCAGCTGACCATTCTCAGCACCATAAACGAAAGCGTCTTGCTCAGCGCTATCATAAACAAATGCTGCCGAACTATCATCATACTCAATTTTAGCTATGTCATTGTACTCTTCACCATAGAAGTGAGACTTGATAATATCACCCTCGTAAATCTCGACGCCGTTCTTATCTTTTAAGCCAGTGAATTGACCTAACGATTGCTGCGCCGCCTTTCTTGTGTGTGCTTTTATAGATAGCAAACCATCGCCTAAACATGTTTCTATGCACTCATCTAGCAGAGTGCTAGCAATGTGCAGGTTTGACATCTCCTCACCCTCAAATGCCGAATAAGACTCGCAAATCAAAGGTAAACCGAAAGCCCACCCTTTGCCGTCTGATCTAAGCGCCCTGTATTTAACATTTATCATTTTTCACTCTCCATTTATTTAATTAGCCTTTAATATATCACGCATATTGGTTTAAACTGCTCCGACCAGTTGAGTTTTATTCTCTATCGGTTATAATTGGTCTTGCGGTGTAGGAGCTGCGATTGGTAATGATAGCTTAGGGTTTATTAGTTCAGGTCTTGGTGTTCGTGGGAAAACTCCTACTTATGTCATTACCACCCAAGATTATCAGGGCTTGAACTAATAAGCCTTTTTTTGTGTCTATAGCTTAAGTTTAAAGCGAGTGACTTTTAATCACTAGATGGTTTTCAACCTAGACACAATCCTTCAACTCTCCCACATGATGAGCTTTAACGACTCCCGCAGTAGTTACCGTGTGCAATAAGCGGCATATAAGCGCAAACAATCAGATAGAGTTTAAATACTCCCTTCTTACAAGATGACTTTAATACGAGATAAACAGCGTTATGTCATGGTTATATGGTTTGACCGACCAAAATGGATTTGAATAGGGTGCTGATTACTGTTTTGTAAGATTGTAAGCAAAAGATACTTCTATAGTTACCATCCATGACTAACGTATCTAATGACCCTTATTATTAAAATAAAGCTATAATCAGCATTGGCAAAATAAACCATTTGTTAGTATATTTGACCAACTAGATTTAACAGTATAAAATTTAGTTAATATTAATCAGTAGCAGGGCTACAACCATTACTATTCAGGAGAATAAAATGGCGGAAATCACAGAAGCACAATTGAAAGAAGCTTTAGAAAAGCAGAAGCAGGAGCTTCAAGCTGAGTTTGAAAAGCAGACCGAGGGCTTGCGCTCTAACCGCGACTCTTTACTTGCTGAGAAAAAGCAAATAGAGGAATCAACCAAGCAGCAAATTCTTGAAAAAGAACAAGCGGCTATTGAAGCGGCACAGAAAGCGGGTGACATCGAGAAGCAACTTGAATTACAGCGAGCACAACTAGAGCGTAAACAGGCTGAAATGAGTGAGCAACTTAACCAGCGTAATGAGTTAATTCTTTCAAGTAAAAAAGAAGCATCTGTGAATAGCATTGTTTCTAACTTTGCTAAACAAGATAAGCTAAGCCAGCTTACAGCAAGTCAATTAGTTGAGCATGGTTTTGATGAGGGCGGTAACGTAATCACAAGCTATAAAGACTTAAACGGCAATGTTGTAGCAGATAACCAAGACGATTGGTTATCTTGGGCTAAAAGCGACCCTGATATGAGTAACCATTTAATTGGCACTCAGGCATCTGGTACTGATTATTCGACTGTTAAACCATCGTCTACCGGCCAAGGTGCAAAACAATATTCCGAAATGAGTCCAGAAGAAAAACGGGCGCATTTGGAAACCGTAGAAGTAAACCGACATTAATTAGGAGGCCATCATGGCTTTAGGCGATTTTCAAGTATTTAACGATTACGCGTACCGCGCTTTTGCGGTTACATTACAACAAAACATCAACATGTTTAACGCTGCTACACGTGGCGCTATTACATTAGATACAATGGCGGTTGCTGGTGATAAACACCAGAAAGCAGCTTTTGAAAATCTTAGTTCATTAGTGGGTAACCGTAACCCTGCATCTACTGCGGCGGCTACTGAACACGCACTTAAAGAGCTATTAAAAATTGATATCAAGGTAGGTTGGGGTACTCCTAACATTACTTACACAAACACTTCATTCGATTGGACTAACCGCGACCCTCAAGAAGCTGGCCGTTTATTTGGTGAAGATATCGCAGCCGGTGCTATGCAGTACATGCTTAACTCTGTTTTATTCTCTGCTGTAGCGGCAATGGATGACGCGGATATTAACTACGATGGTACAGCGGGTGTTGCTTCACTAGCTAGCTTAGTTCAAGGTGCTGGTAGATTTGGCGACCGTCAATCTGCTATCGTTGCTTGGGTTATGCACTCTAAGTCACAAACTGACATTTGGGGCAATGCTGTTGGCAACTCTAATGACCTGTTTGATTTTGGTACAATCCGTGTTGTTTCTGATGGCCATGGTCGCCCGTTAATTATGACTGACTCAGACGCGCTACACTTTGACAATGGCGGCACTGAAAACTACATTCAACTTGGTTTAGTTGCTGGTGCTTTATCTGTGCAAGACCAGGGTGACTTCCGCTCTTACAACGTAACTACGTTAGAAGAAGAAAACGCGAAACAGCTACTTAAATCGGAAGGTTCATTTATGCTGGGTCTGAAAGGTTACTCTTTCTCTCCAAGCGTTGTTAAGCCTAATGACACTGCATTAGCTACGCCTGCTAACTGGACTCGTATCACTGACTTAGGTCTTAAAGATACTGCCGGTGTTGTTGTAACTACTTTATAAGGAGCTTTAAAATGGCTAAAGTATTTAAATTCTCTGATGTTGTTTTAACTGCAACAGATGGCAAGAAAGAATACAGGCTTACACCTGTGTCAATGGCAACGGTTAATCTTTCTGGTATGACTGTATCAGGCGAAGATTACTATGTTAAAAAAGCTGTTGCACTTGGTGCCACTAAAGCTAAGTAGGCTTTAAGCTAGTTAAACAAAAGCCTCACCATGCGTGGGGCTTTTTTGTGAGGTTAATATGAGAAATGATTTATTAGCGGATATTGTCACGGCTTCAGGCGGTACAATAACAGACCGCAATAACAGAAACTTACTTTTAAAAGACTGGCTTGATGCTGTGCAATCTCCTGCGATCAGTTACGTAGCAAGGCCTGATGGTGAGACGCAGAGATGGCAGCTCAGCGAGCCTATACAAACCGAGACTGGTGACGTTATTGAGATTTCATTTGTTGGCGGCGTGGTAGATGATAGGACTAGATATATATTTGGTGAGCCTACATTTCAATTTGGGGTATTTTTCACTGGCGATTCGTCATCAAAAGTTGTTGAATTATCCGCTGGCACAGAAGCAACACTGAATGGTCAGCCTATATTGTCAGGCACCACTCCAGCGCCGGAAATTGGTAGCTATAACGTAGTTGCAACTGCTTTATCCGACGCCACGCTTTCATTTTTAGGGGCTAGAAACGTATCATCAAGCCAGATAACAATGCTGCCTATATATGGATTTAGATTGATAAGGGGCGGGGTCGTGATTAATGAAATACCACTAACCAACAAAGCTCAAGGAGCAACGCAATTGGCAACAGTAGGCAGTGTTAATGCCACTATGATTAACTACAGTGAAGATGTTTGGGAACAAGTTTAACAACAGAGGTTTATATGGAAACTAGAAACGAATATTTAGATCAAATACTACAGGCTTTGCAATCGGGCGGTTCTACTGATGAAGTAATCCGCAATGTTGCAAAAGGCTTAACGGGTCACGGCTATTACTCATCGAGTGCCGGCACTGTAGGCACTCCGATTGTAACGAGCCAAGGCGGTAAAACGCCATTAAACTTTGATACTGTGTTATTTGAGGATTACTTACCATTCGGTGCTACTACATTCTTTACAGGTGGCAGAATGACACCACAAAGCAAAGGTGACACTTACTCATGCCGTATAGGTTTTTGGGCTGCATCACCTAACAATAACGGGGCGTTTAGTGTTGAAATGGATATTAGCGCTGCGGGTGATGGCTCTAATGTGATAGCTAAAAAGCCAGTTAGAATGGCAAGAGGTAGCAACCAGTTTGAGTTTTACACAATAGACTTGGATATGTTTGCGCGTGATGCCTTCTTAGCTAATGGCGGATTAATTAACGTTGAAGCTATAGATGGCAGTATATCCATTTATAACTTAACGCTGTTGGTCACAAAGACAACAGCAGGATAGCAAAAAGCCCCTTTAATTAGGGGCTTTGTTTACATGCTTGTGAAATAACTATCATCACCACTACTTCTACGCCTAATCACTAAAGGCTCTTTCTTGCGCTTATTTGCCAACTCCATAATTGACTGAGTTTTATTTGAAGCTCTATTCAATGGCTTACTGCTCATTGCCTTGCTAGTTTTATGCTCTGTCATGTATTTGCCGTCATCGTATTGCATTTATTTACTCTCCTTTAATTTAACTTACACACACTGTATCACGGCTTTTTAAATTCACTACTCCGACCAGTTGACTAGTTAAACTTTAATCAATATAAATTAAGCGCTATACTACAGTTATTAACTCAGAGGGCTAACAATGGCTTTAATAATCGAAACAGGAAATCAAGTTGCAGGCGCTAACAGCTATATCACTGTAGCGGACGCTGAGATCGTAGCGGAATCTTATGGCATAAGCTTTAGCGGTAGCGTTGAAGCAGCCTTAAAAGCTGCATACAAGTGGCTTAATACGCAAGAGTCACAACTACAAGGTAAGCGCCTTAGTGATATTGATACTGCAACCACACAAACCGGTATCTATCCACGCAAGCCCGTTTATATTCGCGACAACCTAATTGATGAAAACTCTATACCGGTAGAGTTAATCGAAGCGCAGGTTTTAGCTGCTTTTGCTAATGAGCAATCAAGCATCTTGTTGCCTACCATCGGAAGCACTACAGGCGCTATTAAAAAAGAAGAATTGGACGGTGTAGGCTCGCAAGAGTTTTTTGAAGGTTCGGCGCTTGATTCTAACGAGACTAATTCAGCATTGCAGTTAGCACTTGCAACACTTGAGCCGTTAACTACACGAGCGCTGGGTGGCTTATTTGGTGGGCGCACCGTCGTTAAGGGGTATTCATAATGGATACTTACGCTAAAGAGGGTGGCTTAATGGTTGAGGTTGCTTGCGGTGAAATGTATTTATTAACTTCTCCATTTGGTATATTTGAAATAGAAAAGCTCGGTGATAGTGCTGTGTGGTCATTCTTGTGGGTTGGATTTTTTAAGAAGCTTGATGATAAGTCTCTTTTGTTTGGGGTGAATTGGAATGGCAATTAATCACGACTTTGGGCGCTCATTATCTGATAAGCTAATGAATGGCGCTTTTGCGGGCGTTAGGCGCAGCATTGTCATTACTGAAAACGGCGCTTATGACCCATTGACGGAAACAGGTGGCGTTGTATCAACTCACACGGGTTTATGTATCTTAACCAAGCTCACTAAGTCAGATATTGCTAACGAGTCTATCCGCGACGCTGAGTTTGTTATTAAAAAGCGTTGTGTAGAGGTTGTTGATGATACTAGTGGCGAAAGCTTTTCATTACGCAATGATAACTGTGAAATTAAAGTTGATAAGCTCGACCCTGTGACAGATGTAAGTTTAGGCTTGCAGGACTGCGTTATTGTTAAAGTTGAAGTTGATGCTGTTGATGCTGTTTACACTATCTATGGAAAATACCGCTAATGGCTTACAGTAACGAGAAGGAATTAGATATTGAAGATGAGTTTAACAACTATGTAACTGACTCAATGCGGAGCTTGGCTTTAAGTTTCATTAGAAATATCACCCTAAAAAGCCCAAAGGACACAGGCAGGTTTGCGTCCAACTGGAATTTCTCAGTTGAGCAGCCAAATGAAAAAGTAACGCTTTCAAGGAGTAACTTAAATAACAATATACTGAGGCAAAAAAAGATTATTGACTCATCAAGAATAAGTACAGTATCAACACTATGGATTAGTAATAACTTGCCTTACGGACCTAGATTGAACAATGGCTGGTCAGATCAAGCCCCTGCCTTTTTTGTTGAGCAAACAGCCAGAATATCAGGCATCGACATACCGGACGGTACATTATGATTAATTATGATTTTGGTGACGCAGCAAAGGCGCTACAAGTTAGGCTTGCAACGTTTATAGTTGATAACTCCATCGACATTCCTGTTAAGTGGTACGGTGGCTCGGTTAGGTTTACAACACCTGATAATTCACCATGGATGCGTGATACAATAACCGTACTTGACGAGATTCAAGACCCTTGCAAGTGGAAACGCACTGAGGGATTTTACACAATTGATTTATTTTACCCTGATGATTCAGGCATTAATTCAATGTATGACACAGCTAAGCAATTGCGCGTGTTATTTGAAAATGAAGTGTTTTCCAATGTTAAAACGATGAATGTGGAATTAAATCCATTGCCAGACGAAAAGCCTTGGTTACGCTTACAACTTAATATTAATTTTTACACAGAAGGTATGTAAATATGGCTAACGATAATGTACGCGCAAATGCAATTAGTGTTTTCATTGCACCGCAAACAGACAAAAGCGATACGACTAATTTAGTATTTGATGAGTTTTTCCGCACTGGTGGAGCTCCTGTTGAGACTGTCACTTATGAAACATCAGCTATTATTGACGATTCAGGTCAAGCACCTGAACAAGTTAAAACTGGCTCTGAGTCTCAAATGGATGGCGAAAGCGAGTATAAGCAAGGTGATTGGAAGTTATTCAAGAAAGCCATTCACGGCGATGAAACTTTAACTGACGTAACTGGCTCAGATATTAGCTTTAGCGCCACAGGCATTGATTCAGGCGCTTCTAATGCGTTTGCTGACTTGATTGCAGGCGATCACTTTTGGATTTCTGGCAGTGCATCTAATGATGGTATGTTTATCATTGAAACAAAGCTTAATGATAATGAGGTGGAAACAACTGAAGCTCCTGCTGTTGAATCCGCTGGTGCATCTGTCACGGTATTTAGTCGTAAAATTAAATCAGGTGTTACACGCTATTATGATGCAGTACAAAAACGTATGCCTTACGACACAGGAGCTGGTGGTATTGGCTATCAAACGTTTGTTAACGGCTTGATGGATACGGCGCAATTAACCATCCCTGCTACCGGCATTATTACTGAGTCAATGACTTGGCTATTGGGTGGTAAGCTTGTTGGTAAAAATGCTGTTGCCGGTCAATCTGACTCAGGCAATGCGCGACCAAGCACAATGACTAGTGATAACGTTTCTGGTTTTTGGCTGAATGACGCAAGCGAGCAATGTCAAATCCGCAGCGCTGATATGTCAATTTCAAACAATTATGAAACGTCCGACGCTGCTGGCTGTAGTGCGCGTGAATTTGGTAAAGGTAGTATTGGCGTAACAGCTTCACTAGTTGCTTACACTAATAGCGCAGACCCGTTTAAGTATGAAGATTACGCAAGCGGAGCGACTGATGTTAGCTTTGCATTTGGCCTTAAGTCTAATGACGAGTTAACAGAAGTAGTTTACAAGCTTCCTAACTGTAAAGTCACAACGGCAACACCAGAGCCAGACGGCAACCTGTTAATGACTAACTTTGAGGTAACTGCTCAAGGCAGTAAGGCAGAGTCAACAACTATTAACATCTACGTAAACCAATAAATTTAGCCCTGGGGAGTTAGCGCTCCCCTTTTTTGGGCATTCGGGGCTAATATGAATTTAAACAACTATCAAGAAGATGAAAAAAGACAGTTAAACGGCGCTAAAGTTGAAATAGACGGCGCAATGTTTACTATTAAGCGATTCGGCACACGTGAAAGTGATGTTTTCATGGCTGACTTGCGAAAGAAAAAATACAATCCTTACGCCGTTATATCCGATGGCGAAAAGCAGCATTTAGAAAATGAAATATTCGGAGAGTGGCTAGCTAAGTACGCGGTTATTGATTGGGCCAACGTTTTCAATGGTGATGAAGAATTGCCCTACAGTAAAGCGGCTGCTTACGATATATTCACAAACCCTGAATACTTCCTTTCATTGAACAACGCCTTAATTTCTCGCGCTGTAGATATTAAAAACTTTATTCATTACAAAGCTGATGAAGATATCGAGTCAATTAAACCGCGCATTAAGTTTGATGTTGATCATCCTACAGCAGAAGAAAAAGAAGTTTACATAAAGCACCATCAACGCGCCGGCGCTGAAATTCCTTTCATGGATATAAACGATCTTCAAACCGATTTATTAAACGCACTTTACCGAGCGGATAGAAACCGAGATAAAGACAGTGCATTAAAAGATAAGCAAATACGTGAACAAGTCGAGCTTGTAGCTTTAGATGAAGATATAGTTATAAGTATTATTCAACATCTTGACTGTTACCTGCTTGAGTGCCGCAACAACAAGATTAAGAGAGAGTCAAAACAATGACAGAAAAGCGCATAAGAGTAAGGCTTGATGCTGGCAATACCAAGTCAGATATAAAAGGCATTAATAGCGAAATGACCGGACTAGGTCGCACAGCCGATGGTGTGCAGAAAGGTTTTACCAGCTTAAAAGGTGTTTTTATTGCCGTCTCTGCTGCGCTTGCCACTGGAAAAATAGCTCAATACTCTGACTCATGGACAAAACTTAACAACCAGATAAAGCAAACGACCGATACAGTGGTTAACGCCCTAGCGGTGCAGGAAGCTATTGTAAATATAGCTAAAGACTCAAGAGTTGAGCTTGAAGGTGTTGCAGAAGCTTACCAACGAATTTCTAATTCTGTTTCTGAGTACGGGTTTTCAGCGGAAGATACGCTTAACGTAGTTGAAGGGTTAACCAAGGCATTTAAAGCTAACGGCACAACAGCTCAAGAGGTTTCAAGTGTGCTTGTGCAGTTGGGTCAAGGTTTGGGGTCTGGCGCTTTACAGGGTGAGGAGTTAAAAGCTATTCTTGAAGCTTCGTTACCCGTATCACGCGCAATAGCTAAAGAATTTGGTGTCACTACAGGGGAGCTTAAAAAGCTTGGTGCTGAGGGTCAGCTAACTACAGAGCGTGTATTTAAAGCACTACAAAACTCTCTACCTGAATTTGAAAGCGCATTTAGCAAGGCGAGTGTAACTATTGCTGAGGGTATTCAAGTTGGTGAAAACTCAATAACAAGATTGATAGGCGAAATAAACACAGCAACCGGCGCGGGTGAAACACTAACTAATGGCCTTGTTGATTTATCTAAGTCAATAGACTTTCTATCTGATGCGGTTGCTAGTGGTGCGGCTGGCAAGATTGCAGAGGTATTTCAATCTCAGCTATCATTAATTGGTGATGATGTTGGTAAGACCTCAACTTACATAGCTCAAGTGTGGAATGACCTTGGCGGCGAAATTGTAAGTGACACAGTATCTTCAACTCTTGATATCAGCGATGCTTTTTTAAATATAATTCCAAACGTTAGAACTTTGGTTCAGACTATAACTGTTGAGATTGCAAACGCAGCCGACAAGCTTGGTGTTTATGCTGAAGCAGTGGCGGCAACACTAAACCCGTTTGATGATGTTAGTGTTGATAAGGCTCGCGGTGTATTTGGTCGGCAGATAGCAGAGCTTG